TTAAAGGAAGCAGTTTTATTCTTATAGCCATCGTAGTCCTTACGAAATGCTTCTAGTCTAGGTTCAATTTCATCACTCTTGATGATCCAGAACTGAGCACCAACAGCTTTTGCTTTTTCAATCTCCTGTTTATCATCAGAAGATGAAATAATTCCTATCACAACTCCGTTGCCGTACTCAAAGTTAATCTTACGAATTAATTCAATTCCATCGAAAGATGAACCTATAATATTTAAGTCAACAAATACGCAGTCAGGCTTCTCTTCTTGAGGTCCTTCTTTAAACCATTTTTTAAATAGTTTATCAGCTTCATCAGAAGAAGTTAAACTCTGTAAACTTAAAGTAATATCTAAAAGACTACAAGAGTCTTCAAACACTAGGTGGAATAAGTCTTCATCGTCTATAAGCAATATTGAGTCTATCATTTTATTTTTATTTTAAGTTTAGTTCCTGATTCTGGTTCTTTTAGTTTTTGTGCAAATACTTGGAACTTATGTTCTTCCATAATTGCAGTACATATGTTTAATCCTAGTCCTGTTCCTGTCTCTTGTTGCCCTTCTTTTCTTTTGTAAGGCTGAGACCACTGGATTAAATCTTCTTGGGACATTCCCCTACCATTATCTTGAATGATTAAGTAATCTTCTTCTACAAAGATACGTACTATTTTAGTACCTGAATCGTTGTATTTAAGTCCATTTCTAATCAAGTTATCTATAGCTGTACAAAACAAAGATTCGTTAACTTCAATATCTGGTAATTCTTCTATAACTACCTGCTTCTCGTAGGAGGTACTAGACAAATAGCTATGTAAAATATCTTTAAGATTATGCAATTTAAGTTCTAGGTGAGCGTCTTGCTTAACCAAGTTAGTAAACTCTTTAACTCCGTTATAAACTTTTTGAGTATGGATTAAGCCCTCTGTAATCATTCTTAAAGGAGCATCTATCTTCAACTCTTTAATCTGTTCTTCAGTTAATCTTCTTTTTAGGGAAGAAAGTCCTCTAGGAATGTAAGTGTTGATTCCAGAGTGCATATCATGCCTTAATATCTTTGCTGCATGTTCTAAGTAAGAGTTTTTCTTAGCAATTTCTGCTTCAATTTTTTTCTTCTCAGTAATCTCAGTAGCAATTAAAAGAATTTTATAAACTTCACCGTAGGGATCTTTGATAGGATTAAAGTTTCCATACAGCCAAATTCCATTACAGTTATACTCTCCTTGTTTAAAGTAACCTACTCTTAAATGAGACCAAAACTCTCTCCAATCGTTAATAGAAAAATCATCTAAGTCCTTGTAGTTTGTTACTTCTCCAAAAAGTTTTTTGAACTTAGCATTTGCTTTAAGTATTTCACCTTCAAGATCAAATTCTACTAGTATATTACTAAAATTAATAGCATTAAAAGTAGCGTCAATGCTTTGGAATTTATATCTAGCTTTTCTTACAAACTCAATACAACCAAAGAAAAAGAAAGGTAAGAAAGCTACAGTTAACCAAAACTCTAAAACTGCTTTATCGTAATCTATAGAATTATACTTTAGTATAACTGTTGATTTAATATAAAGTAAAAGGAACATAATTATGCCCGCTATTACTAAACTTATCTTAGCCCTTGTACTTAACTGCATACATTAAAATATAAATCCAATAATAGCTAAAATAGACATACCTATAAAACCATAACGGTAAAGTTTCATCTCTGCTTCTTTACGGTCTATTACTCTGTTTAATCTAATGACTTCTATTTTAGACACTTCTACCATCTGTTGATAACTAGGTACGATAGAATCCCGGTAAAGATTGATTTGTTGACTGTCTAAATGAATAACACTCTTAAGAACAACTACACGTTCTCTTGCTTTAATTCCTCTAAGGAATTCGTTATTCAACTCCTTTAGCGGTAAGCTGTCTAGAGATTGTGAGTAGATACTTGGTGCCTTGAATGTCAGGCATAGTATCAAGAGCAATCTGAATAGTGTCATACTTGAGATTGATTTTTTCATAGTAACTAAATTGTTCATGTTTAAGTGTAGATAATGAGTCAATCTTACTGAAGTAAGTCTCATTACGTTTTTCCATTGAGTCCATATAATGTATGAACTTGTCTTCGTTGCCGCTATTAGGGAATGCGTTTCTTTCCCAAAGTAGAAAGCATACTAGCAAAGCTAATACGCCAATCAGAACGGCTTCAATCTTGTTTCTCATACAGACTTATGCTTTTTACTTTAATAATAAAAACTGTTAGTTGATTAGTACTACATTTCCTTCGCCTACAACAGCTTCGATTGCTGCTATACACTTATTGTGTACAACTGTAGCAGTATTTCCCCAGAATTCTTCACTTGTTAATTCTGTTTGAACTTGTGAAGGAATTGAACTTACATTCAATGGAGATTTACCAGCTATAAAATCTTCCTCAGATTTGTAATAGTTTAAATTTACCCAATTAGAATTTGGAGCTAAAATGTAAATGTTAAGATAACCAAAAGCGTTATCTACTACAAAACCTTCGTCGGTTGTTATCGGTGTATTTATTTTTATTGCCATAATGTTTTTTTAATTTATTACCATGCTACTTCTGAAAGTTCTATTCTTGCTACAACTCTCATAGTTACTGATCCACCACCTACAAAAGTAGGGCCTGTAAATGTCAATGCCATTTCTCGATCAACTGCGCCAGCGGTATAAGCAATTTCACACGCTGCATAAGCAGCTGGTGTTGTTACCATTAATTTTGTTGCTGCAGATGTGTGCGTTGATGCACTAGAAACTCCGCCTACTTTTTTAAATCCTAAAAGGTCTACAGAAGTAACTACGTCTCCTACACTTATTCCAGTTGCTGTTCCTGTTATTGTAGTTACTACAGCTACCCAGCTAGATGTTACATTCCAAGCTCTATTTGTTCCAGTTGGAATAATTAAATTCCCTCCGTCTCCGTCTAAGGTTAAAACTGTTGTTCCTCCCGTTAATAAAGCTCCTTGAGTTAAAGCAACTAAAAAAGATAATTGAGATGATCCAGCAACAAAGCCAAAACTAGAACCAACAGAACCAACAGAAAGTTGATTGTAAAGATATGCTCTAGAACTTAATCCCAATGCTGTTGAAAATCTTCCTGTTGCTTGGTTTCCTGCTCCAAGACTTACACTAGATTGACCACTAGCAGTACCATTGAATGCCATAGATTGTAATCCACTAGCTACACCACTCTGTCCACCAGCTACAGAATAAGCTCCACTTGCAGTATTACTTTGCCCACCTACAACAGTTGCATGTGTGTTTGTTGATGCTGTGTTTGATTGTCCGCCACATATAACTGAACGAGCAGAACTAACAGTATTTGCATTACCACTTAATATGCCAGATTGAGAAGATGGTCCAGTTATTGAATTTCCATTTCCAACAACTAAAGAATCATCTCCAGTTGTTGAATTTGAACGACCTAATATAGAACTTCCTTGTCCACTTGCAGTATTTGATTGTCCAGAAACAAATATAAAATTACTAGATGCAGTATTTGATTGTCCAGCCATTAAAGAATAAGAACCAGCAGCAACTTGTGTTTGAGTTCCTCTACTCATTTGTAAATCTACAGAACCCGTTCCTCTAGCATTACCACCCGTTGCCGTTCCGTCTGGAATAGAAGCTACCAAAGCACCAGTACCATTTGGAGCTATTACTAAATTAGCATTTGTTGTTGATGATTGTATTACAGAACTGGTTTGTGTTGTAACTGTAGAATCAGCCTCTATAAGCAATCTTTCAGCTACTTCTAAGTTAGATTCTACTCTTACTAAAGTAGTAGAGAGTTTTAGAGGACTAGAATTAGTACCTTGATCTTTTACAATTTGTAATGAAGTACTTAAAAAAGTATTAGTCATTAACATTCCGTCTTTTATAAAGACAGGTTTAGCACAACATGTTGGATTGTTTAATACAGATACAACAAAGTTCTCTAAAGAAATTCCTTGAATGTCTCCATCAGCTGAACTAGCTTTAATATATGTTCCTAATTTTAAATATAAATCAGTTTTTTTCATGATTTGTGTTTATCAATTTTTTCTAATATAGTTTGTAATAAGTCGTTCTTAATAAGACCAGCTCTTGCTGAGTTCTTCATAGCACTAATAAGTTGAAAGAGAATAAAAGGAGCACAAATAGTTTCACTTAACCACTCTGTTCCATGAAATCCTTTTTCTATCATTAGTATTCCTGTAAGCATAAATACCCACACCATTAAAGTTTTAAGCACGCTAAGGGCTTTATTTGTCTTAAAACCTTCCGTTTTAGTTCCTGCCCAGACACCAAAGAAGCCATCTATAAAAACTACAGCAACTATTGCTAAGTATTGCTCAGCATTATCTGCTCCTAAGTTAAAGAAGTAAGTTCCTAAAAAAGCTAGGAGAGTAGTTCCAGTGTATAACAAGATAGATGTCTTCATTATCTAGGGAATTCAGGAGTTATTACTTCAAATTCAGTTGGTTCGCCTAAAATTGGCAAAAGCGATTCGTCAAATGTTATGTAATAAAATTGTGGTTCGTTTAATTCCGCAAAATTATATCCTATCCAATGCTGCGTTATATCAGTTGGTGTTTTTGGAATGCCGTAGAAAGCATCGCAAGATTCTCTTGCGTTGATTGCTTCTTGTTCTGAAAAATATTGATATCCTTTAATAAGCTGCATAATAAGTATTAGTGTTTGCATTTATCCCACTTACATTTGAAATTTGGTCAGTATTCCAAAATATTAACTCTTGTATATTACCAGGTAATCCCTCAGAGTAATTATTTGAACCAATTATTAATCCAACATTAGAACCTACATTACCAGTTAATCCGACTCTTTGACTAACTAAAGAATTATTTTTATAAACTTTAGCATTTGATGTACTCAAAATTCCTAAAGTTAATGCTTGGGAACCGCTCGTATATTGAGCACCATTCGAAACTAATCTAGGTGCTTGACCGGAACTATAGCCATTCCCAACCAATGCCAAATCTCCAGCAGTCCAATCGTTTGTAGTGACATATGTAGAAGGTGTAAATTGATATCCTGTACCTGGG